GCGATGCCGTCGAGCACTTTCGCGCCGTAGACCTGCAGACCGCGCAGAAGTGTCCCGAAGGTCGACTCCGAGCGCAGCGTCTCGACCTTGCTGATCTGCGAAGCAAAGGTCAGCCCGTGCGGGTGCCCGGCAAAGATCCGGGTCGCATTGGCGGTGCCTTCGACCGCAGTCGGCAGCAGGTTGGAGGCAAAGATCGTAAAGCGGTCGATCATGCCCAAGCGGCCGTTGCGCATCAGCGACACGCCGTCACCCGAGATCGAGGCGTTGCGCAGATCCGACTTCTTGACCAGGCCGGCAGCCCACGCCGGAAGCACCAGCCAGCGGCCGGTCTCCGGGATGTTCTGCTCGTCAAGCGCCGTGCCCAGATCGACAATCGCGTCGAGGATATTGAGCGCGGTCAGCGATACCGGCGCGGCGGTAGCCCCGAGGTTGATGTTCCCCGAGATCCTGCCGGCGGTAGCGCCCTTATTGGCAGCAGCGACACCGGCATCGATCAACGCCAGCACGCCGGTGTCGATGACGATTTTGAGCTGCTCGCTCGCATCGTCGGCCCACATCGACAACAGGTTCATGTCGGACTGAAGTTCCATCACGTCGTCAAGCACTTCGTTGAAATACTTGGCGAAGTCGATGGTCAGCTCAACCGTGCTGGCCGACGGGCGCTCAACCACCAGCGACTGATCGATCGTGTAGTCGCGGATGGTGATCGTCGGTTTCGTCCTGATCTTGACTTTGTCACCTTTGTTTGAGATTTCACCCTCGTAGTCGGTGTTGGCAATCGCCGCCAATACCGTCGCCGAGTAGAATTTCTCGATGAGTTTACCCGACCAGATTTCTGGCACGAATACACCACCTGCCGGCGCCCCTGAGTACGCAGGGGATGCCGACGCCCCCAGATAGGGGGTACCTACGGTTACAGCCATTTAAGACTCCGTCAGCGCAAGGGTTGCCTGACGCGTCCTTCGGAAGCTGCGCTGATGATATCGGTCTCGATACGAACCCGGTCCGCTTCACGAGAGCGATATTTGCCGGCGGTCACATCCCGGTAGAACGCGCTGATTTCAGTGTTTGTCCACACGCGTTTCTCAGGCTGAGCGCCGCCGTTTGCGCTTGTGGCCGCTCCGCGGCCGGGCGCTGCCAGACGTTCGAGTGACGGACCCGCCGTCCGGCCGTTTCCATTTGGCCGGGTGTGACTGGTCTGCCGCTCCCACTCTGGCTCGGGGGTGTGCTCTGGGTGCTCGGAGAGGTACGTCTTGAAGAAGTTGCCCGTTCGTGCTGCGTCGCCCCGGGCGTAGGCGTCCTGGATCATCTCCATGCGGATATGACCCGAGAAGGGATCCGGCTGGTTGAGCCAGCCGACAAAATGCGGATCGTCATTGACCAGGCGCCAGACACCGCGCAGCTCGCGGTCATTGTCGAGGCGGGCCATCACGGATTGCTGCGCAAAGCTGACGGCGACCTGCTGCTGGCCGGTCTGCAGCTCGGAAATCTGGGCGTTGAGGCGGGCGATCTCGTCCTGGTGCTGCGCCTCGCGCTCGCGCTGCTGCGCCTCGGTCCAGCGCCCGACGGCAGCGATCAGCTCGTCGCCATAGGTCTCGCGATCCTCGTCAGGGATCACTGTTCCTATGGTTTCTGGTGACGAAGAGGGCGGCGGCGCCTGCATCGTCGCGATCAGATTGTGCAGCGCAGTCACCTGGTCGCGGAACGCCCGCGTCTCGGCCTCATACTTGCCCTGCAGGCTGCGGTAGCGCTGCTCCTCGCTGCGGGCCCGCTGCTCCCAATCGGAAGGCGGCTCGGCAACTGGCGGCGGGGGCGGCTCCGGCGTATCCGCGGGCGGGTCACCACTCCCACCGGCAGCGCCGCCGTCATCGCCGCCCCCGCCCTCACCCGCGCTCGCGTCCCCATCAGCCAATTCGCGGGCAAGTTCTTCAGCCCGCGCAGCCTGGCGGCGCACCGCGGCGGGGATATTGGGTTGATAGTCCTTGTTGTCGTCGTCAGCCATCACGCACCGTCACGCACCCTGGGCCCAGGCTTCTGGACCTCCCGCGCGCTCTTGCCGGTCGCCGCCGCCTCGAAGGCTACACAGACGTCGCGCAAGGCCCGCGCGTACCCACAGACATCGTCGCGCGTGCCCGGCTGGGCCTCGATCGCGACATTGACCATCGCCGAGGCGCGGTCCCACAGGGCCGCCCTGACGAGGTGAAACCTCGGGTCGTTGGCCAGGTCACGGATCGCCGCGACGCCGTCATTGCCGAGGTTGAGGCTCATGCCAAAACGCCCACCAGAATGACCCCGGCCGACACAAACAGCCGACGCCAGCGGATCAGGTTCCACCGCCATGCACGGGCGCGCACGGTCGTTATGTAGCCGACCTGGCCGGGCCTCATTCAAAAACACCCTTGTTCAGCACCGGCCCAAGCCCGCCCTGCCTGACCTTTCGCACGCCCCCGCCAGAACCGCGGATCTGCGCCGAGCCGGCATGCTGGGTCGGGCTTGGGCCCGGTGTGTTCGGCATGCCCAACAATCGGGGTGGGTCCTTGCCGTAGTGACTCATGCTGTGCATCATCGGGTCGCCCCCGGTCTGGGACGAAATCCCGGCGCCGCGGCGGCCGGTGATATTGCCGAGATGCTGGGTCTTCCCCGGCTTGCCGACACTCATCGCGATACCGCCGATCCCCGACGGAGCGCCGCGGCTGGCGGAACCGGCAGGGCTCCCTACCGTAGGGGACTGAACATCCCCCACCTGGGGCATGTCGGGGTTGGGCGGCAGATACGGGGGCATCAGGTTCCCACACCCCCGACGGCCCAGTCGGTGCCGCCGCGCTTCTTGTCTTTCATCGGGTTGAAGTCGGCCGACATGCTGACACCGCCGCCCTTTGGGTAGCTGCGCGAGCTGCCGGTCGGACCGGAGCTGTCGCCGGTGGAAGCACCGGCCTTGATCATCGGCATCGACTTCGAGCTGATCAACTTATCGTCGGCGGCCATGTTTTCCTCCGTTATGACGCCAGCGCGCCGCGCTGCGTCTGAAACACGTTGACCCGCGGGGCGTGGTCGGCGAGCCGCGCCGGGGTCGGGGTCGGGGCCTGGCTGCCCTGAGCCTGAGCCGCCGGCGGGGTCAGCATCGCCGCCGGCGGACCGCCGGGGGCAGGGGGCGCCGGCATCTGGCCCGGCTGCAGGCCAGGCTGGCCGGATGGCGCCTTCTGCTGCTGCTCGCCGCCGGGTCCGGCAGGCATCTGACCGGCCTGCATCTGCGCCTGCTGCGCCGCCATCGCGGCGGCCTGCGCCATCTGCTCGGCCTTCTCCTTCTGCGCCAGGGTCTGATCGTCGGGCACGATGTCGTCGGGCAGACCCATGTTGCTGGCGATCGAGCGCAGCACGCGGGCGCGGCCCTGCTTGCCGATGATCTCGATATCGACCGGGTTGGCAGTGATCTGGAGAAACTGGAGCTGCTTCTGGCGTTCGGTTTCTTTTTGCAGGGCGACGTGCACCCCGCTGACCACGATCTGCTCCTCGCCGGTCAGGAGACCCGACTGGTCGGTCAGCATGATCATGTCGTAGAGCATGGTCAGGAGCGGCTCCATCACGTCGATATCGACGTTGGAGGCCACCGTCTGGAGGATCTTCGAGCTGTTGTTCATCAGCATCGAAAGACCCGACGCGGTGCGTCCCGCGCCGCCCGACAGCCCCTCGCCGGTGATGTAGCGGGGGATCGCGCTGATATCGTCCGCCAGACCCGAAACTGCCTGGTAGACCGTGAGTAATTCTTGCGAATTACTCTGCGGCTGGAAAAAAGTGATCGGCTCGCGGCCGTTGGTCAGCGCGTCGTCGACGATGTGCCAGCGCTTCCACGGGTAGATCTCGTCGCCGTTCGCGGTCGGCGCCAGGCGGTCGTCGTTAACGACAACCTGCGGGCCCGAAGCCATCGACATGTTGTTGACGAGGGCGCGCAGGGTCGCATTGGCGATCTCCTGCATGTCTTCGAGGATATCGGGCAGCCCGTGCCCGCTCACCGTGCCCGGGACCTTCTCGAATGAGGTCAAATAGTACGGATGACGCTGCCGCGGGCTCGGATTTAGCTGGGTTTTGAGGACGTGGTGCCCGACCACCCAGGTCTGCACGTTGTAATCGCGGTCGAGGTCGGGGATCAGCTCGCGATCGACCCCCTGATCGAGCAAAAGATGGCCCTGGACGTTGCCGTGGTACTCGATCGCGTCGATCATGTTCGAGCGGTTGGTGTTTGGGTCCTCCTTGCCGGCCGCCAGCGCGGTTTCGGTGTCCGGCGAGTCGAGCCAGTCGCGCAAACCGTTGGCGTAATCGGTCAAAGCGCCGCGGACCGCCGCCTCGTCATAGCCGGGCAGGCCGATCAGGTCGTTGAGGTCGGCGCGGGTGAGCTTTTTGCGCTCGGCGACCTCGGCATCCTCGAATTTCGAGGCTCCCGGGCTCCAATAGACGTTAAACGGGTCGAGCCTCTCCCAAAACATCTGCGGCTGGTTCGACAAAACCGGTTTGCCGTCGACCCAGTGCAGCTTTGGCACCATGCGGACGACCGGACCCTTGATCACCGCGAACGGAAACAGCGGCAGATCGGTCAAAAACTCGGCCAGCGCGTCATAAAACCCGCCGGCCCGCAGCATATCGTCGATTTTGTCGGAAGCCGCCTCGGACTGGGTCATCGCATTGCGCCGGGCGGCCTGCTGCGCGGCGTGCATCAGCCCCTGGTAGCGCATATGGACGTCGCTCTCGGTGACCGGCTGGCTGCCGGC